TACAAACTTTGCACCACCATCTAATACTTGTAATGCTGAACCTGCTGGAATAGGTGCGTCTTTAACTAAATAAATATCGTTAGTACCATCATTAATATATACAGATGCTACTACAGCAGAAGCTGTAACATTTGCAACTGAAATACCAACTACTGTATCATAACTGTCAGCAGTAAATAAAGTTTCAGCAGAAGTGCCTATATTATTAAATGTGTATCTTCTAAAATTTTGTGCCATGTTATCTCCTTACTATAAAGCAATTGCCATTGCAATCGCAAATCCATTGGTTGCTAAATTAGATGTATCAACAGCTTCTACAGCTGACCATGTTGAACCATCCCAGTATTTAATTACATTGGTTGTTGTATTAAAATATAATGCACCATCAATTAAAGCATCCCCATCATTATCGAGTGTAGGGTCTGAAGCTTTGGGTCCTAAATATCTATCATCAAAATTATCGTATGCTAATTCTGCAGCAGCTTGAGCTGTTTGAGCTGCAGTAGCTGAAGTCGCAGCATTGGTAGCTGAGGTGCTTGCAGATGAAGCAGAAGATGCAGCATTAGTCTCTGAAGTCGATGCAGCACTAGCAGAACTAGCGGCAGCTGTGGCAGAAGATGCAGCATTGGTCTCAGATGTTGCGGCATTAGTGGCTGACGTTGCAGCATTAGATGCTTGTGTAGCAGCTGAGGATGCAGAACTTGCAGCAGCAGTTGCTGATGAAGCGGCATTAGTCTCTGAAGTGGCTGCATTGGTTTCGGACGTTGATGCGTTTGAAGCGCTTGTTGCAGCATTGGTTGCAGAAGTAGCCGCATTAGTCTCAGAGGTTGCAGCAGCGGTTTCGCTAGCAGCAGCATTTGTCTCTGATGTAGCAGCATTAGTTTCTGAGGTTGCGGCAGCAGTTTCAGAAGCGGCAGCGGCAGTAGCACTTGCAGCAGCTGCGCTAGCAGAGGTTGCTGCAGCAGCAGCATCTACAATTAAAGACCATTTACCAATATCTGCATTAGAACTTAAAGGTAAAGAACCAGATGATGTGTGAGCTGTCTGGCAAATGTAAATGTTATTGTTGGTTGTATCTTTAACAATATCTCTAACAGCAAATGTTTCACCAGAAGACCAATTTCCTTTAAAGGTTCCTAATTCTTGTGCAACATTTAATTCACCTGTACTATCAAAAGATAATACTTTATTAGCTCTATCTGCAGCACCCACAGTAAATTCTGTGTTGGTCATTGTATTAGTTCTTGAAATTTTAATTGATCTATCAACTTCTTCTTGAAGTTCTTGTGCTAAAATAACTGATCTATCTAAACCTTCTTCATGTGTTTCAGCAGGAAAAGGGTCATTTGCAATATAGTCAATTGCTTGTGTTTGCGTGGTATCTCTAAGTAACACGACTGTTTCTGTTGCACTTGGAATATTACCAGCAGTAAACGTAATGCTTCCTCCAGATGGAGAACCTACTCCTGTAATTGTATAATGAGTAGTTAAAGTTTTTGTAGTCTCAGTTCCTAGAGCTGATCTAATAATAACGGTTAGGTCAGAGTCTGCTAATACTTTGAAAGTATAACTAAAGGTAGTGGTAGTTCCATCACCCGAATAACTGTTTTTTACAATTGTAGTCGATATTGTCATGCTATCCTTATATATTATTTTTTAGCTGATAATAGTTTTTTGTATGCCAAAAATTGTGTCTATTAGCAACCATTTTATTAATTAAATATTCTCTTTGGTAGTTCAGTTGGTTTGCTTTCACCAGGAGACCACCAAAAATCTTGCTGTGTATCTCTCATATAATTGTTAATTATACGACTATTTCTACTATCAAAATCTGGGTCTAATTGTCTTTGGATAGTTTCCATAATAACTCTTTCCCATAATAATCTTAAATAGAATATTGATGAGCCTGGCATATTTCTTTTTAAGAAATTTAAACTATCTCCTACCACATTAGTATCTCTACCATTAAGATGATCGAATACAGCATTTTTTGGAATACCTAATAAATCAGATAAGAAACCCATTGCAGGTCCTGGTAAAGTTTCTGCCATAGTTTTACCATATCTATTCGTGTCATTAATAAAGAAATCACCAAACAATCCTAAACCACCACCTGTAACTAAAGCTCTTAAAAAATATTCGCCTGGATTTTCTTTTACATAATCAACAGGTGTTGGATTTCTACCTTTAGTAATTTCTCTAAGTTCCATAGTAAAGGCACCATATAAAGCTCCACTTAAAATTAAATCTCCCATATATCTAAATTTACCTAAACCTTGTTGTGAAATACCTCTAGCAATGTGAGTAAACATTAGTGTAATTGGAAATTGTTTAAACATAGCAGCAGATAAAATAAGTTCTCCTGCAAAGGTACCAGGTCTAGCATTTTGAAGTAAAGCAACACGTCCTTTAGCTGATAAAGATGGTACAGCAAATTCAGTTTCTGTTTTAATCATATCAAAAAATTTAGCTGCAATACCTTCTTTCGTATAATCATCAATGTCTGTTCTCATTCTTATTTCATCGGGTATTAAAAATTTTGCTTCTTTTCCCTGATAAGCAGGTAAATCTTCACCTGCATCATACAACTTAGTGGTTCTTGCAACATTCCAATCATCTTCAGTAATACCATATCTTTTAAATGATCTTTGTAATGGTTTATCTAATTCATTAAAAGTTTTACCAATACTATCTGCCAGATAACCCTGGAACTCCATCCCAAAACCCCAACGTCCAGCTTGTGTATGACCTTGTAGTCCAGATAGAGTAAGTGTTGCATCTGCTAATCTTTGTGTAAATTCTGAACCATTAACTTCTAACATAAATCTATTAACTTGTTGTGAGTATGGAACCCAGTTTTCTGCAATCAAACCAGTTCGTATTGCAAGTTTAGCAATTTGTGGGTCTTTAGCTGTTAATCCTTCTTTGTATAATTGTAATGTTTTTCTAGCAGATTTGAACGCAGGTAAACCATTGAAACCATTAGTAACCCTTTGCCAGTTAAAGTCTGTTAAGGCAACAATAGATGCTGAACCCAAATAAGATGAAGTTAACACTTGTCTTAAATTTGAGAAAGTTCTTGCCCAGAAAGGACTGCCTGGTTGTCCAAGTTGATTTTTAAAATATAAATGTAAATTCTCAAAACCAGCTTTGAACAAACTACCTTTTACAGCAGCTTCTGCTTTATCCATTTTAGTCGCTTTTAATATAGAAGGTTTTAAAGGCTCATCTCCTGTTGCTTTTCTACCTGCTGCTAAAACTGTATTTTTTAATTCAATATAAGTTTTATCTGGGTCTGGTCCTAAAATTCTCATCATTGCAGTATCTCTTGATACACTATCAATATGTTTCATTACTAAACCAAGTAAACCACCTTCTTTAATTCCAAATTTTTGTTGGTATGTTTTCCAAGCATCTGAGTCTTTAAAAACTAAAAATCTATGATCTATTCGTTTATTATAAAGTTTACCTTTTTGTAAGATGTTACCAGTTTTATTTAAACCACCTTGAGTAATAGTTTCCCAAACATCAGCTAAGGCTAATCTTAAACTTTCATCACTTGCAAATACTTTGCTAGTTGTATGGTCAATCATTTGTGAACGATTAAGTAATGGAAAGATAAAATCTGTCCAGGCTTCCTTACCTGCTTTACTAATAGTAACCCAATCGTGAGGTTGTGGTAAATGATAATCAGCTCTAACAACAATGTTACCACCATATTTATTATGTCTAGCAACTACTAGGTCATTAGCTTTTCTATAAGCTTTTGCCATCTCGATAGCAACAGCATCATTAGTATCTTCATTAAATAAAGCTTTTAATAAATTAGTTTCAGTAGTTTGTTTTTTTTTATTTTTTTTACCAAATAATAAACCAACTTTTTCTAAAGGTTTTTCTCTAAGTTCAGCCAATACTTCATCTAAGTATCTTTGAACAATTGCAGTTTCTTCTTGTATGGCGCTCTCTAAAGATTGAAAGTTTGCCATATCATCTCTAGCATAAATTGCGATTGCTGCTTTATTAATATCTGGTTCTCCTTTAGCATTTCTATATTCTGTAAGTTTACGTCTAATCTCTACCTGTCTTTGCATTTGTAAACGATTACGTCTTTTCTTTAATAATGCTTGACCTTTAAAATTATCATAAGCATCTTTAGCAGCTTTAATACTTGCTTCAGTAGGATTGATACCTTGACCTTTATAAAATCTTTCTTGCATACCAATGAACTCTAATTGCTCATCGTATTGTTCTTTAGTAACTAAACCTTCATTTAAACCATTTGATAAACATTGTTTGTAACTCATTATGTGCAATCCTTTAATCGTTGTAAGAACGTGTCATCTTGTTGCTCACGTTGTAAGATTTCTTTAACTGTAATGTTGGTGTTTCTTAACTCACCAGTATCTTTGTCTACGATTGTTTGATCTGGGATTTTGTCATCGGGACTGAGTTTTGCAACAATGTCTTCTGAGTATCCTCGGACACCAAGTTCAAGTCCGCTGTCTTCATAAACCACTTCTGCTCGTTGTTCTCCATCTTTAATGCCAGTTCCGCTGAAGTTTCTTTTGGAGTTGTCAATTTTTCCGATTTTGTATTTTTCATTAAGCGCATTATAGTTGTTTTCTATTGCTTTGACAACATCATCTGTAATTAATTTTTTACCATCAATTAATCTATTTTTAGTAAATGTTCTTGTTACGTTCCTCATTTGTAATTCTGGAACATCTGCTGTTATTAATTTAACTTTTACTGTGTAACCTTCTTGTTCTGCATTACTAATCACTTTTTGTAATTTTTCTGAAAATCTACCTGTGGTTGGATATATAATATTATCACCATTTTTAGATGCAATCTTCATAATTTGATAATTAATAATACTACTTTCAATGTGAACACCATTAGCATTAGCACCTTTTTGAAATTCTGGTAACAATGATTTTATATCATCACTATCTGCAACAATAGCTCCTAGTTTATCTTTTTCTTGTGTAACAAATGTAGACTTACCAGATGCAGTAGGTCCCATAACAATAGTTAATTGTCTTTCTTTTTTAGCAGCACCTGTACCATAAACTCTTTTTATAAACTCATCTAAGCCAACTCCTAAGTTTCCAAAATCTCTAGTTTTAAAATATTCTGGTGTACCAAAGTTTGCTCTTACAGATGTGTCGTTAAAAAATTTAGAATTTTCATCAAACTTTTGTTTAACCAAAGGATGATCTAAGAATTTATTTGCATTAGCAATTGTAGGTTCTGCATTTTTAATTTCATCAATTAATCTTTCCTCATTTAAATTTAAAATTGTTCGAGGACCAGTAGTCGGTAATTCTTCACCAAATAAATTAGTGTTTAAATCTTCAATTTGTTTTTCAACAACTTCTGGATTTTTAGATATTTCTTTATGTTTTAAATCTTCTGCTATGTCGATTTTTTCAACTGGCGGTTCTTTAGATATTGATGATGACGGAGTTTCAACTTCATTAGTTCGTTGAAGTCCCCCAGCTGAGAACCTATCAAAATCGCCTTCTCTAACTGCTCGTCTGACAGCTTCTTCAGCGAGTCTCCTAGCTTCTTGCTTGTTACCCTGTTTAAAGATTCCTGCGGCTGCGTTGAAGTCGTCTGAGAGTCTTCCTGTTTGGGTTGCGATGTTACTAAGTCTTTCGTAGATTTTTTCATTGTCTATTCCTCTTTGTAAGTTTTCTTGTTTATTTAAAACATTACCAGCAGAAGATAAATCTTTTTCGTTTGCAAGTACAGTTTTAAATACATCTTTTAATTTTTTTGAGTTTTGAGCTACATACTTAATTAAAGCTGTTTTCTCAAATATTAATGTTTCTTCAAAAAATTCTTTACCAAATAAAGTTTCTTGCTCTGATTTAACAGTAGGTGTTCTTTTAATTTGATCTAATACTGTATCTATTTCTTGCAAAGATGAAAATTTACGAGCAGATAAAGCTGCTAATAATTTATTATGAATAGATTTATTTTCTATTTTTAAACCAATACGAGCTGCTAAATCTTCATCTATTCTTTTACTTAAAAATAAACCCCAAGCATCATCTGATAATTTAGATAAACCATCTGCATTTCTAATTAATTTTTGTTTTAAAGGTAAAGTTTTTTTAATTTTATCCCAATCTAATTTACCTGTAGTTCTTAATACTCTTGCCGCATCTAATGCTGAACCAGTATTATTTCTTAAATTAACTAACATACCTTTAACCAACATCATTTCTTTAGGTATATTATCTACCTCTTTAAATACATGAGCTATAATTTTAACATCTTGTCCTCTAGCTTTTAATCTTTTTGCAAGTCCTAATCTTTGGTGTCCATCAACTACTGCTTTTGTACCATCTGCAAATTCATAAATTAACAATGTACCTGCTGAAGGTTGGTCCCAAGCTTCTACTGCTTTTAATTTTTCACTTACACCAAATACATCACCATCCATTTTATATTGAAATTCACCAGGTCTAAATTCAATTTCGTCTGGGTCTAAAGTTCTTACGGTACTTTTATAATCATCTAAAAGTTTTAAATCTACTTCTGCTGTTGGTTGTTCAAGGATTTTGTTTGGTTTTTTATCAGCAAAGACTACATCTGCCATCTCATCTATACGTTCATCAAATTCTTTATTGCTTGCTGGTGTATCAAGAAAAGGGTTATCATCATCGGCTAGTGCAGTTTTAGTTGCAACTTCTGCAGGCTCTGATTTTAATTTTGGATTTTTTTTAACTACTTCGTTATACATTCTTTTTAATCTGTGAGTTGGAATTTCATCTAGTTTATCTCTAATAATTTTTAAACCATCACCAGTTAAATCAAATCCTTTACCTAATCCTTTAAATAAACCAAGTAATGCAGGACCACCAATTGCAGCTCCTAAAGTTGCAGCGGCTATTTTTTGTTGTTCGGGTGAAAGAGTTAAACCAAATATTTCTATATCTGGGTCTTCAAAACCAAGTTGTTTTCTATACTCACCAACATAACCATATTGAATTGCAGTTTCTGCTGTAGCTGCTAATACACTTTCAATCATCGCAATACGTCCAGCAGCTGCTAAAAATGTTTTAGGAACTTGATAAGCAAAACCAATAGGTAAAGTACCAACGATAAATGGGTCAGCAACTACTCCTGCTTGTCCAACAAATGAACCAAATTTACCATAACCACTTGCTCGACTTTTTATATCTTGTAAATTTTCAAAAGATTGTTGTGCTTCAAATCCTATTTGTTTTTGTAAAGCTTCTTGACTATCTAAACCTTTATCTTTTAAAAGTTTTCTTAAATTAACATCTTCTTCTATTTTTTTATTTAATCGTTCATGGAACAATTGTATTCTATTTTCTAAAGGGTCTACATCTTCAGATGTATAAATGTCTAAATTAGTTTCATCAAAAGATTGTCCTTCACCAATCATAGGGTTTGTTAAATCTGTATGACCTAAAGTGTGCGCCATATCTACTACTTCACCATATTTATTCATAAGGTTCCATTGTTCAGAAGTAGATAGTTGAGTTTTCTTTACATAGTTCCAGGCAGCAGCAAGGTTTTCATTATAGTTAGTTTTATTACCAGTTGCGTATTCATCTGGACTAACTCTAGTTGCTTTGTCTTCATCTAAAAAAAAAGACATAGATTACTCCTGTATTTTAGATTTTATTAAATTTAAATCTAGGATTAATGGTTGTTGAGTGCCTTTAAATAAATCAAAATTTTTAGTCATTACATATCTAGGCTTACCTTTAAATGGATGGTCAGTTAAAGAAATCATATATCGACCATTACCTACTGCAACAAATTCTGGATTTTCATTATTCTTAAATATATCAATTGCTCTTATAGAACCGTCTCTTGTAGATGTTCCAATACCTTCTTGATTACCAATAGCTTGTTTAAATAGTTCTGGGTCTTGTCTTAATCTTTCTACAATACTTGAAAATTGTCCTTGTTTTACAAATGAAGGAATAGAAATAAAAGTACCATTATATTTATCTAATCCACCATAATTATTAATTTGACCTGCGGCTAAATTAATTGCTTTTTCAAAAACATCTTTTTTAAAAGTTACATCCGTTTCTCCTTTTGCATACATCTCATAAGCATAAATATATTCAGCAGCCTCAATAATTGCATTGTAAGTTTCTGGATTATTGGGATAAGCTTCTCTGTATTTTGCAACAGTTGCTTTGTAGGTGCTTTCAGATTTTTTAATACCTGGGTCTATTAATTTATTTTTTACAATATCATAACCATTAATAGCTTTTTTAAATCCTTCTCCATACTCACCTGTTTGATTAACCAACCCACCAATATAAGCAAAGAATTTATTTTTAGGTGCTATTTCTGAAAATACACGTCCAGCATCTTTACCAAATGTTTTATTAATTGTTGATAATACTCTAACTAACTGATCTTTATTTCTGTTGTTTTCAAAAAAATCAGTAAGTTGTGATTTTTCATCTTCACTAAAATATTTAGCTTGAACACCATAAAATGCTGAAATAGATTTAGCCTGGATAATTCTTTGACTAATAGCATTAGCAACTGTATCCGATTGTGCAGGATTGTTTAATAAATCACTAATTGGTAAGGTACTAATATTATTAAATACACCAATATTTTTAGCGGTAGTAATTGGGTCATTAATTAAACTGCTAGATATTTCATTATAAAAATCTCTAATAATTTCAGATTTCATTGCAACATCTGGGTCAGCACCTTCTTTAACTGTTATTGCTGCAGAGTTAGCTTGTGATAATTCTTGGTAGTTCATTGTCTTTAATTCAGACAACACTTGTCCTTTTAATAAAACTTTGTTTGCTCTATCTAAAACAGAGTTATCTCCAGTTGCTGCTGCATTATCTATAATATTTTCTAAGACACTTACATCTGGAATACTATAATCTTTCAATTGGTCTTCCATAACTTTTAAAGTTTCTTTAGCAGTTTCATTTATAGTTTGTCTGTTTTTTCCTGCATAAGCTTTTAGTTTTTCATAATTATCTAGATTAATTAATTTATTAGCTTTAGCATTTTCTAAACCTTGTTCTGGATTAACGTCTATTTCTCTTTTTGCTTTATAAAATTCTATATCGGCAAAAGAACCTTTTTTAATTTTTTCTGAGTCTGGACCAAATAAATTTTGAAACTTCTCTGAATTTAAAATATTATTTAAATCATTTAATGCTATATTTTTAAGATCATTGGTTTCTCCATACACAACATCTTTTTTTAATTTTTCAATATTACCTAATTCAAGTGTTTGTGATTTAGCAATAAAAGCTTTGTTAGAGTTTTTTCTAACAACAATACCATCTTTAATTTCTTGTTTCTTTAAATATTGGTCAAACATTTTTTTAGAAAATCTATGTTTAAAAGTTCCACCAACATTGATCTTAGCTTTTGCTAAAGCATTAGTATAATATTTAACTGCTTCATCTGGGTCATCCATCATACCAGCTTTTTCAACTGCCATTGATAAACCCTCAAAATTATCATTACCTTCTAGTAATTCTCTTGATTTTTCTAATACTTCGTTTTCTGATTTTCTAGTTTCTATTTCTGCATAAAGTTTTGTAGCAGTTTGTGCAGCACCTTTAAAGGCAGTTCCAATTTGTGCAGCTGTCGCCTGGCTAACTCTCATTCCAGCAGTAGTAGGTCTAGCAGCTATTTCAGAAGTAGGTTTAACTTGTGTTTCATAAATCTTAATTGCCATATTAGATTACTCCTACTGTTGATGCGTCAGTTAAAAGACTAGATGCAGCTCTAAAGTAGCTTGCAGTTTTAGCAACTCTACCTCTGTATCGTTCTACATTAGCTTCTGCTCTTTGCATAATTGCATCATTTAATCCTTGTTCTTTAGCAACTTCAGCATTGTATTGCATCATGTCTCTATCTGTATCAATCATAATTTGATTTTCTAATGCTAAAGAATATGCTGAACCAGAAAATTCTACTCCTGCTCCTGCAAAAGAAGTTTCTAATGCACCTCTTTGTTTTTCTGCAAAATAATCAAAACGAGGTAAGTCATATTGTTCAAATACTTTATAACCTTGTTCAGCTTGTTGTTCTTTTAATTTTGCATCTCTATCAAGTAAATTTGCATTATAATTGGAAGCTTTTGCTGCTGCATCTCCTGCTATTAAATCACCAAAAAAACTCATATTACTATCCTCGCGTATCTTATATAATTTGAACCATCTGGTCCGTAATACTTCATTAATCCTTCTTTTTCAAATCCTAACCATTCAGCAAATCTATGACCTAATTTAAAATCTGCTTTTACGTTAGTTTGTATTCTTTTTACTTTAGAAGTTTTAACAAGTATATCAAATTTTTCTTTAAAATTTCTAGCCATAGACACTCTATATCTCCAAACATCTTTAGTAGCCATAACCCACCCTTCGGCTACACCATCCCACAGCAAGTAAATGCCGCCTGCCGCTATAGGCTTATTATTGATAAGCGCAGTAAACGACATCCCAACTCTTTTTAAATACTGAGCATATTGCCTATGCTCTGGTTTTAAATAAAGCTCTTGTGCATTAAGCTGTTGGCTTAATATAAATTCTGCGTGTTCTGACTTAAAAGGAACTATATCCATTAAGTATCGTATAGCTCCAATCTTGCATAGATTGCTAAGATAGTCATAGGTAAAGGTTGATCTTGTTTAACAACTACAAATCCATCTGTACCATAATCACTTGGAAACTCTGTAGATTTATCTCCTGTAAATAAAGGAACAGGTGCGGTCATAGCAGCTGAACTATCTCTAAAAGGAATAATATCTAAGTTATCTTCATTGGGTCCTACTTTAGCACCTACTGTTTCAAAAAATCTTACTGTTACATCGTAAATTCTTTTTGTTTTAGTTTGATCTGTAATTCCACTACCTTCATCTATTCTCATTGTTTGTAATAATGAGCTATAGCCTAAACCAACAACTGCATCGGTTGTTGCAATGTCTAGTGATATAGAACCAGCACTAACTACTCTATCTGGGTGTGTTGCTCCATTAATGATAATTTTTACTGTCTCACCTTCTAAATGATCTAAACCACTTAACGTAGATGTTGAAGCTCCAGAATATGTTAATCCACTATCTACAAAATGTATTTCTTCTAAATCTGAATTAAAATTATATGGTGTTAAATACTCAACATATTTTTTAGTAGCACCATTAATTGTTCTTTCAACAATAACCCAAACTTGGTCTTCATCAGTATCAACATCAATTACAGCAACTGATTTACATTTAGCATCGGTTCCACCAAAATCATGTTCATGCCAAGCAACTACGTCTTGCAATCTATTGTAAGTCATACCTGTTAACTTACCATCAATTCTAACACACCAAACAATACTAAAAGGTTCTTGTTGATAATCCATTTGAATAACACCAGAAAAAGTTATATTTTCTGAAAGTATAGTTAAGTCGGGTGCAATATAACCGTCTGTATCAAAGTTATAAGCAAGCTCTCTTATTTTTCTTTTAGCTCTTTGTAAAAATAAAGTTGAGTTACCAATAGATATTCCATCTACTCCTGCAGAACCATAGTTAGATTGTTTTCTAATGTTTAGATTAGTAGGGGTTATAGGTGCAGTAGTTCCTCCACTCGTTACAGTAAACTCACCACCAGTTGTCATTACAATTAAAGTTCTTGTAGCTTTGATAGCTTGTATGGCATTAACCTGGTTAGATGCAATTGTATAAATCATTGCTGAACTATCTGTGGTAGCTCCATGGTAATTATCATCCATATTTTCATAATCGCCTGATACAGAGAAAAATAATGTTTGAGGTTGATTAGTTGTGCCTGCAAATACTAATCGTTGTTCAAAGAAAGTAACACATCTAGGATGTCCAGTTGTGTCAGAAAAAGAACCCATTGCAAAATCATCTGTTGCAGAACCAGAAGATATAACTGATTGTACGGTTCCAGTTACAGAAGTTGATGACGTGTATCCTGTAATTTTAACATGACCATCTTTAATGTGAACTAATCTTCCTACATCAGTAGATAAAAAACCTTGGTCAGAATTAACACCAGTTGTTGAAGACAATGTTAATACAGTTGAAGCACCTTCTGAAGTATGAGAGCTTGTCATAGTTGTAGAGGTAGTATTATGTTCTTGGAAGGGACCATTTTTAAAATCAACTGTAGTTAGTGTCCAGGCGGTGTGTCCTGTTCTAGATAATTTTCTAACTGCGTGATTGGGATGACAAAGATACATAACGTCAGCAGACTGTGCGAACTTTATATCAAATAATTCTGTTTCTAAGTATGGTGAACTAATTTCATAAGGTGAACCTCCAGATGATATTTGTCCATCATCTTTGTAAAAACGAATATATTGATTGCCAAATTCTAAAATATAAGTTTGAGTAGTTGAAAAAGAAAAAGGAATAAGTCTAGTATCTTTAGAACTATCTTTTACTTCAGCAACAAAATGAGTGCCAGGTCTTCGTGCTACTGGACCATGAGGTTGAACTACAAAATTGTTTATTGTTTTTCCAGATGAAAAATATTTTTGAAAATCTGTTCTACCTTCCATACGAGGAGATAGTTGACCTGCAGTAAAACTTGGTACTGATACAAGGGTCTTTGGCATTTTATAACCTACTATTTATAAAATCTTCTGAAGAAATATTGTCTGTTGGACCTAAGGTAGCATCTGTATTGTAACCTTCACCAGCATCTGCATGTCTAGCTTCAGATAATTTCAATTGATATTTTTCTGCCATTCTTTGTTGTAAAGTTGCGTTAGCAGTAACAGCATAAGCAATATCAGAAGCAAGCGCTGCAGAAATTGTTTCTCTTAATAAAACATCCATCTCATTAGGGTCAGTTATTCTAGCAACATAAACTAATTTAACACTTGTATCGTTAGTTAAAATTTTACGTCCTTCAATTTTATAGTTTGAGTCATAATTTTGTATAGTTAAAACTCTTAGACAATCAGATGGCAACGTATATTGTTTAGCAAAACCCCAGTCTGGATTTGCAGTATCTGCTGCTAAAGTTTGTCTTTTGATTGCTGAGTTCCATGGATGCGCTCTTAACACACTATCTTTTACTGTCTCGTATCTTGCATTACATAGTCTGCCATTTTTAGAATTTTCTGTTAGAGATAAAATAGTTGATGCACCTAATTGATTGAGTGCTGAGTTACAAATTTCTACGACACTAGCCATCTTTTTTATTCTCCTTAATTATATATTTTCTTCTTATCGTCCTATCATTTTCTAATGCAAAAATCTCTTTTTCTGTTTTCTCAAGTTTTGCATCAAAACCATAATGTATTTTAGCAGTATTTTTAAATCTATCTACTAAAACATACCTATACACATAATTATCTTTTTTAAAATGTAATACAGGTTTTAAATCTTTTATTGTCTTCATAAAGTGATGAGGGGATTGCTCCCCTCACCAAGCTAATTATTACTCGTTACACTTAATTTGTACTACTTTTTCTTCTTCCATTCTAGTAGCACCAATTGCCATAGAATAGTAAACTTGAGTAGCATAAGATTTGTCATTTCTTTCATCAATTCTAGCTTTTACGTCAGAACCAATTGCAAGTTTAACAGCATCTTCTGTGAACGCATAGATTTCTCTATCTGTTGTGTGAGTTGCATCCTTAACAAGTCTTGTAGACATGATAAAATCAAATCCCATAAATGAGTTGATTGAACCTTGTGCCAAAGCCTTAACTGTGTTGAAGTCAGAATTTTTAACTTCTGTTGTATTCAACAAGTCTTGGATTTGTTGTGGACCACACACGATGTATCTTTTTAAAGATGGGTCAACATCTGCATTATCTAAGATAAGTTTTGCATCTAAAAGTTTTGCAATTGTTAAACCGTCTGTCTGGTCAGTTGCGCCTACGATTTGACCTGCAGGTAAAGCTACCGCAGTTCCGCCAGCTACACCTGTATCAGCAGAGCCACCCATAGCAGCAATGATAACATCATCCATACTTCTACCCATAGCAGCAGCCGCAGCTTTTGCATAAGATGAAGTTGGGTCAATTAACATTCTTACTTTGTCTAGATCGTCAATAAGATCAGCCCACTCGTAGTCGGCTAAAGTTACACGTCTTCTAGAGTGGGGTGTATCCACTTGAGGAGTTGCACCGTGTCTAGTTGTTCTAGCAACAGCTGCTGTAGCACCGATTTGATCGAAGAAACCATTTTTTCCTCTGATCGTTTCGACATCAACAGCACCTCTTAATTTGCTACCCATTTGCTGAGATAGCATAGTAACATTTGAAGAATATTGTTCTACAAATGCTGTAGTTATTTGAGTTGACATAATTTATGTCTCCTTTTTAGTGTTGTGTTAATGTTAAATTAATCGGTTGATTGTCCTTACGGGTCGTCCTAGATTTTAAACCTCTCGGTCTTTTGTCTTTCCAAAATGCCAAACGGGTCTTTCGATTATCCGCTATATTCAATTTACTACTTCGAATTGTGCTTCAAAGCAAGTAAATCTTGAACCTCTTGAACAGCCAAAGCATGACCTGGATGATTTTTGTTCCAGTATGCTGAACCGTCTTGTTGTAAACTAGCAATCTGTTTATCAATTTCAGCAGGTGTCATGTATTGTGGTCCTTGTGCTGCTACTAATTGATCTTCACCTAAATCATTAGCAATACTAGCAAATGCTTTAATAAAATCTGGATGATCTCCAATCTTGGTTCCATCTGATAAAGTCAAATGTGCAAAATCTTCGTTCATATATTTATTAGCAATAGTGCTTGCTTGCTGAACTTTATTATCAAATGCAGCACCCCATTCTTTTTTTAGAACTTGCTCTGCATTAGTTCTTCCTTGTTCTGATTTAGAATTTAAATCTTCGATATAATTTTGCGTCATATCATTATAAAAATTCATAATCGCTTCAGCTTGCTTAGGCAATAAACCATTTTTGTGTGCAGTTTCTTTAAAACCTTTAAGAGCATTTTCATCAATGTTTGAATTGTCTTTAAGATTAAATTCATAAGCATCTGGAGTTTCGGGTCTACCTAATTTGTTGTAAACCGCTTGCCAATCTTCATCGGTTGCATATTTATTGGGTACAGGAATTTTATCTGAACCAATCATCTTTTGTGCATGGATATAAGATTTAGCCAATCCTGGAATATCTTGAATTGACTCTAAAGCTTTTTCTGTTTTTAAATCGTCTGGTAAACCATCTTTCCAATTTGCAATTTGTTCTTGAATTGGTGGTGTATTGTTTAACTCTGTAACATTGTTTTCAGACGCAACTTGTGGTTCCGCTACCTGGTTTTCGCTACTCATGTTATTCTCCTTTTGGGTTTCTATTTGTTATTGATTTAATAAAAAGAACTACTTGTCTTTGTCCTTCTCGATAAGATGTTTCGTGCGGGTCATTAGAAAATGATGTGTTATGCACGTTACATCTTTTTTCTAAGTCTTCTAAAACGGTTTTACCGTCATCAGACTTAAAAACTCTTTGATACGTTTTGGTTAATTCAGTTATATCTTTTTTATTCACCTAATACCTTAGCTAACGGTGCAGCCTTGTTAGCAATTTCAGCTTGCTGCATATCTTGCTGCATCTGTTGTTGTTGTGCCATTTGATTTTGTTGTTCAGCTCTGATTTGTTCTACTTCAGCTTTTGATTTTAAAACTTTAGCAGGAATACCTAAAACATCTTTAATATGACTAACTAAATTATCAGTATCTAAGTAATCAAATACAGGTGCAACATTTTGTAAAGAACCCATAATCTCAATACCTCTCATTAAAGAATTAAGCTCACCAGTTTTCTGAGCTTTAGCAAGTGGTGATACATATTCAATTTCAATATTTTGAGCGCCAATAAATTCAGGGATTTCTTTAAATTTATTATTTCTAAGTAAAATATTAAAACATCTAGTAATTAATGGCTGTAATAATTCTGATTGTAGTCTACCAAGCACGGGACCTAGTATTCTCATTTTTTCTTCGTTTCTTTGGATAACTTCTGTCGCGGTCATCTGTGGTCCTTGAACAGAAATTAGTTGGTCAACAAAGAAGTTTTGTCTAATCGCATCCCGTCTTTGATCTTCCATTTGTATACCCACAGGATTGTTTGCACCAATATTTAATGGTTCAATTCTTTCTCTGGTTCCAGCTCTGTAGTAATTTAATCCTCCAGGTACTGTTCTAATTGGCATCATAAAGCCATCATCGGGTACCATTAATGGTGGGTCGATTTGTTTTTGCGCAGCCTTGATAGAAGTTTTAGACATTAAATTTAACATCTTAACATCTGGTAATGCGTTCATTGCTGGACTTCTACCGTATGTCTCATTAGATGATTTTAAATATCTAGGAACTGCATACGGAAATTCTTTAAAATTTTTTTCGGATAATAAGAAACCAGAGTCTTCGTGAACATAGCAAGAAACATATTTATTATTTGTATATTCTGTTGAAGGGTACACACTATGAATAATACTAATATTATCATAAGGAGCTTTACTAAATTTTTTAGCTAGTTCTTCTGGTAAATCAATTCCTGGAAATGCGTTATAAATATTTTTAGCTTGCATTTTAAATTTACGAGTTAAGCTATCAACAGTACCTTTTTCGTTTTCTGTTATATAAATTTCTGAGATATGTATATTTTTAAATCTAAGTTCATTCTCATCATCTTCTGCAATAAATAGAGCTGCTGTACCAAATGCTATAAGGTCATGGTATAATTCAAAAATTTCTTGTTGAAAATTACTTCTGTTAAAAGCCTGGTTAAGAACTCGTGTGCAATCTTCTAACCATTCCATTGCTTCATCTTCTTGGTTCAATTCATCATTTTTATATTTTAAATAAAACCATGGTGAAACAGTATTAGTTAACATTCCATGTAAAGATGCAGCTAATAATTCTAAAGCATGTGTTGCAGTACCATCAAAAATTAATTCATGTCTCTTATCACCTTTACTTCTGTTTTTAGTAATATCTGCTTTTCGAGGTAGCATATAATCCGCAACATCTTGCCAATGGCTTTCCCAGTTCTGTCTTTCAGTTCTAAGAGAAGCATATCTTTCTAATATTGTTTTTGCTTTTGGTGTTATCTGCATTTATCCTCCAAATT